CCCCCTCCCCCACAATTTTCCAGTAATATCAACGCATTACACAATAGGGCACCCCTATCTTGTTGATTTAATTGTGTTTTTGCACCCCCACCCCCCTATATTTTTACTCAAAATGTCCTAAAAACGACATAAGTCTCCGAAAACACGGGGGTTAGACCCTGAATCGTGGTGATTTATGTCGCTTTTAGACATGTTTCCCCATCACAGATGGGCAAACCAGCCAAGATGACCGAGCGGTGTGTTTATGCTTGTAATTACACAGCTCGCAAACACTCGATCTGCATGACGCTGATGGCATCATGCATCCCTCGCATTTTCTCCCTGTGTAATTACAACCCAGCCCATGTGACAAAGGGCAGCGAGTGGTGTAAGGTTGCTAAATCAGGGACCCTATTGGAGATTTATCATGGGAGCTGGAGCAGGACAGAGAGGTGGTATGCCACGTCAGGCACCACAACAGCAGATGCCACGGATGCCGATGCCTAGCATGGGGCAGATGCCTCCGGGTGTGCCCACGCAGGGGGGTATCAGTGCATTGGCGGCGCAGGGTGGCCAGATGGACCCCAGACTGCTGGCGCTTATGCAGGCGATGCAGCAGCAGGGAGGTATGCCTCCTATGCAGGAACAACAGGTTGGTATGCCTGATCCTCGCATGATCGCGGCCATGCAGCAGCAAGGTGGTCCTCAGGGGATGCCGACGATGCAGCCGGGTCCGATGCAGGGCGGCAGGCCAATGATGGCTGGAGCTGGCGGTAAGGGCGCTGGTATGTCGCCACGTCCGGAAATGACAAACCCACGCGGTCAGGCCGCTCAGTCAGCCAACCCATTCATGGCACAGATGATGCGCGGCGGAATGCGCTGACCCCCTAGTGTCTATACTGTACGGATACCCCTTGTATGGGGTATCCTTCTATAGACTCTTCTACGTATAAGAGTCTTCTACCGGATGTATGAGTCTACCGGGAGTATACGTTCTACCGGATGTATATATAATATATATATACTACACTAAGACTCTATGAACTACTGTGTACACTGTGTACACCGTGTACATGCGATGGCACCCATAGCTACGGGGAGGTAGCTTTGAGTTTGGTTGTTCTGACGTGGCAGTCGGTCTGCTCCTCCTCACGTCAGTTCAAGGGCAGGGTTCGTCAGGGCTGTTCTCCCCAGCGCCAAGGCTGAGCCCTGCCCACCTATCGAGGCACCATGGGAAAGTACGACCACATCCTTGCCAAAATCTCGCAGCTGCCACTCGCCGAGCAGGAGGAACTCCTCCGTGACCTCGAGGAGTTGGAGCGCAAGAAGAAAATCGAAGAAGCTCGATTGAACTTTTTGCCATTCGTCGAGCAGATGTGGCCTGCATTCATTGCTGGCAGGCACCACAAGATCATGGCAGATGCCTTTGAGCGCATTGCGAATGGCACCCTCAAGCGCCTGATCATCAACATGCCGCCTCGACACACCAAGTCGGAGTTTGCGTCCTACCTCTTCCCGGCGTGGTTCATGGGTCAGTTCCCCCACAAAAAGGTGATCCAGACTGCCCACACCGCGGAGCTTGCGGTCGGCTTTGGTCGTAAGGTCAAGAACCTCATCGATGGCACCGACTATCAGGCAGTATTCCCATCCACAAAGCTGGCAGCCGACTCCAAGGCATCCGGTCGATGGGCAACCTCCAAGATGGGGGAATACTTCGCTATCGGTGTCGGTGGTGCCGTCACGGGTAAGGGCGCTGACGTCCTCGTGATCGACGACCCACACTCCGAACAGGAGGCAACCATGGCTGCCTTCAACCCGGAAATCTATGACAAGGTCTACGAGTGGTACACCTCCGGTCCCCGTCAGCGTCTGCAGCCCGGTGGCGCCATCATCATTGTTATGACGCGGTGGGCGAAGCGTGACCTCACCGGACAGATCATCAAGAGGTCCACAGAGCGTCAGGGCGTCGATGATTGGGAGGTCATTGAGTTCCCAGCCATCATGCCATCAGGGGCACCCCTATGGCCTGAGTTCTGGTCTCTCGAAGAGCTTGAAGCCATCAAGGCCGAAATCCACGTCGGCAAGTGGAACGCTCAGTACATGCAGAACCCCACCTCAGAGGAGGGGGCACTCATCAAGCGTGACTGGTGGATGGAGTGGACAAAGGACGATCCGCCACCCTGTGAAGCGGTTATCCAGTCATGGGATACCGCGTTCCTCAAGACGCAGCGCTCTGACTACTCCGCCTGCACCACATGGGGCATCTTCTACCGGACGGACTCCACAGGGGCACAGGTGCCAAACGTAATCCTGCTCGATGCCTACAAGGAGAAGCTCGAGTTCCCGGAGCTCAAGCAAAAGGCCAGAGAGAAGTACTACGAGTACGAGCCGGACCAGCTTGTCGTGGAAAAGAAGGCATCCGGTGCCCCTCTGATCTTCGAGCTGAGGCAGATGGGCCTTCCAGTGACAGAGTTTGTGCCGAGCCGTGGCAACGACAAGATCGCCCGCGTGAACGCAGTCTCTGATCTTTTCTCGTCTGGATGTGTGTGGTACCCGCCTACAAGGTGGGCCGAAGAGGTCATTGAGGAATGCGCGTCATTCCCGTCAGGCGACCATGATGACTTCGTCGATAGCACCACTCAGGCACTCATACGCTTCAGGCAGGGCGGTTGGATCAGGGTAGACACGGATGACTGGGATGAAGACGACGGGCATCGCGAGCCTGTGGAGTACTACTGACAAACCGAAGCACTCGATGGAAATCCTCGAGCAGCATGCCAAGCTTCAGGCCAGATTTGACTCAGCCATGGGCAAGTCTGGCGGTGTCCGTGGTAGGGCAGGAAGAGCACTTATTGAGGAAGAAGAGGTCGCAAGGTCAAATTTGCGCGCTTTTGAACGTGCTCATGGCTTGACACCCAACGCATAGGTCGTATGGTCTCAGTACGAGGGAGCGCGCACGGAACCATCGGTTTTGTATTGGTCGAGGATCAGACTGCGCTACGGCTTATCATCCATCATAGCGCTCCCTCACAACTCTTCCTTAACTCGGTGCTTTTCTGCTATAGTGCCGCAAACCTTGCAGGGGAAACACCATGGCAGTCGATAAGCCTCTCGTCCCGTTTGAGATCGAAATTGAGCCTGAAGAGCCAATGGAAGAGATCGATGACCTTGAGGGATTCGAGGAGTCCAGCAGCACTGTCACGCCAACGGAAGACGGCGGTGTTGTCATCGAGTTTGAGTCGATCTCGGTCGAGCCGGAGTACGAGGATGTGCCCCATGACGAAAACCTAGCCGAGCTCATTGATGACGCTGAGCTTGAGTCTATGGGCAGCGAGCTCGTCGGCAACTACCTGTCTGACCTCCGCACCCGAGATGACTGGGCCATGGCCTACGTCAAGGGTCTTGATCTGCTTGGCATGAAGGTGGAGGACCGCACACAGCCATGGGAGGGTGCCTCCGGTGTGTTCCACCCGATGCTGACCGAGGCTGCAATCCACTTCCAAGCCCAAGCCATGGGCGAGATTTACCCGGCCTCCGGCCCCGCCCGCACCAAAATCCTCGGCAAGATGACCACCGAGAAGTTCCAGCAGGCCACTCGCGTCGAGAACGAGCTGAACTACCTCATCACGGAGCGCATGCAGGACTACCGCGAAGAGACGGAGCAGATGCTGTTCCGCCTCGCTCTGGCTGGTAGTGCCTTCAAGAAGGTCCACTACGACCCCATCCGCAAGGTGCCGAAGTCCACGTTCGTCCCCGCTGAGGACTTCGTCGTGCAGTATGGCGCGTCAAACCTCTCCGACTGCGAGCGGTACACGCACGTCATGCGGAAGACCAAGACCGAGATCATGAAGCTGCAGGCAAGTGGCTTCTATCGTGACGTCGATCTCCCAGAGCCGTCTCTCGAGAAGAGCGACATTCAGGAGAAGTACGACAACCTGCAGGGCGTCGAGGACAGCAACACCGAAGACGACCGATACATGCTCCTCGAGATGCATGTTGAGATGGTCATGCCTGAGGGATTCAACGACGACGACGACATCGCCCGTCCCTACGTCATCACCATCGACAAGTCCTCTCAGACCATCCTGTCGATCCGCAAGAACTGGTACGAGGACGACGACAACAAGCAGAAGCGCATGCACTTCGTGCCGTACTGCTACCTGCCCGGTATGGGGTTCTACGGCATCGGCCTGATCCACCTGATTGGTGGACTTACCAAGTCTGCCACCTCGATCCTGCGTCAGCTCATTGACGCTGGCACCCTTGCCAACCTGCCCGCAGGTCTCAAGGCCCGCGGCCTCCGCATCAAGGGCGACAACACACCGCTGCGTCCCGGCGAGTTCCGCGACGTCGATGTGCCGAGCGGGTCGATCCGAGACTCGATCACGTTCCTGCCGTACAAGGAACCGTCGAGCGTCCTGTACCAATTGCTGTCAAACCTCGT